CCAAAAAGGCGCCTAGTCCTTAACTTCCCCTTTATAACAGGCGAGGTCGCAAGACCATGTCTGGTATAAATATTTAGTTAAGGTCTCCTCTTTCGAATAAGGAGAGAACCTCATCCTTTACGGTCTTCCGACTATAAAGGAAAAAGGGTATAACCCAGGAACTATGAAATGCTCCGAACTAATAAGGTATAGACTTTAATAGAGAGTCTAATATCTTGGTCATTTTAAATGAAGTGTGCATTAATAATTCTTTGTTAGGAAGATAGAATATTTCATCAGAGCTTGGCAATGCCAAAGCTTTTAATGTAAATTTCCAGTCTCCTTCATAAAGAGTTTTTAACTCATCAACTTCTTTATATAACTTAAGATATAACTCTTCTATCAAGCCATATACTCCTAGTATTGGTACAGATTCTATGATATCTTGGTAGTTAATATCCTCAGTCTTGAGTTCCAATCCAGTGATGAAGATGACAAGATCCAAGGCCAGTTGGCCAAGTGTCTTACCACCTCTATCTTCGAAGCTTTTTTCGAACATTTGCATGACTACTTGTTTGAAGATTTTTAAAGCTTTCGCTTCAAAGTCATCATTAAAGTGGTTAATTAAATGTGGGTATTTATTTTCTAGAATAGGCCGTAAGGCTTCTTCCATAGTAATAAATCCCTGAATAGCTAGATTAATCTGGACGATGGGAAGAGCGTTCAACAGCGTCTTTCTTCTAAAAGAAGAAGACAGCGTTGTACATTCTATCCACTTGGAAAAGACTGAAAGGGGCTGTTGGGTTTGAAACCAACCCTTCCTCCCTTCCTCGAGCATTGTGTTTAGTGCCAATAAAGGCTTCTTTCTACATACATATAAAGCACTAACAGGAAAAGGTGTGATTTCCTCTCCACGCACTATAAATCTCTTTGCGAATTCTAAAACACCATTAGAGTTTATGTGACTCTTTTCTTTCGAATAAGAGACACCATAACTACTAAGGAGTTCTAGGTACTTGTTATTAAGACTTTCGTCTTGAATAACAAGGTCATCGCCAAGAAGAGTGTAGCGGGCAGATTTAAAATCTAATCCGATTTCCTGACAGGCCAAATATATTAGAAAGTGGTGTGCTAAAGCTGTGGAATTCCATGATGAATAAGCACCCATCGGGTTTCCGACATTGTACTTGATATCATCTCGTACTTTGCGCAAACTGAATGGATAGTTTATCATTACGTCTTTCCAAGCCGAAGCATAACGCCTACCAAACCTAGTTCTAATAAGAGATTCGTTAAAAATAAAAGGAAATCTATCAGTAAAGGCCGAAAGGTCTGTACTGGCAGAGAATCCTTCAATTTTTAACTTATTATAAAAGGACCCTTGGTCGAAGGTACAATCCTGGGGAATTTTTCTCAAGATGCTAAATAGATAATTATGCAAAGGCCGCAATGCGGTCTGAGAAAAATAATCAAAAATAGCAACTGTACGAGTTTTCCCCTCTTGGTCGGCCAAAGCAGTTATCTTACGGACATACTTTGTCGTTAATTTAAGACTTTTTAGAGATCTAACTAATCCTTTAAGCTTACGCTTATTGAATTTATTAGGTTTCTTTTTAAGTTTTTCAATTATCGCATTTCGTTCTGTCAAGATCTCTCCTTCGGCCTGACCTAAGAATTGATTGACTAGACCAGAATAAGAATCAAGAACCTTAAAATGCTTCTGCAATTTAGGTCCTCCAATAATCTCTAGAGAAGTTTTTAAACTTTCTGGAAGATTTCGGAAGTCATCAATTGATCGCCAAAGTGCATGTCCGTTTGGACCTGCCTTCGTTGTCAAATGATAGGATTTAAAATAAAGAGCATTAAAGGGCTTTGGTTCCCACGTTCTTCGCTCTAATAGGATTCTCCAGAAATTCCGAGCTCTTCTGTCGATGAAGCGTTCAAAAGATTCTGTTGAGAGATCAACAGTTCCTTTGTAAGCCTCTTCGATAGTCGAGAGTTGGATTCTTGGAGATATAGTGATATATCGTGTCGAATAGAAGATAGTTAATACTAATCTTATAAAAAATAAGTTAGTATGATCATCATTCAATTGACATAATAAATCTTTATATTTATTAGGTAAATCGGTAGTTACCAAAATCTGTTTAAGACCAACACTACACTTGAATTCATCTGCGACAATGCGGAAGATGAACAATCTCATAGCTTTTGCTATTCTGATTACTTCATCTTTACCACGAGTCTGCAAGATTCCCTCAAGAGTATTAGTTAGTTGAGACAAATCACGCCACTGGTCGCCAGATACGAACTTCTGTTCGCATCGAACAAGCCATCCTAATGTGTCCAATATAAATTTAGGACTAACGGACTTAAACGCTTGCTTTTTCAGCGAGATTGATTTACTTTGGGAACGAGTCTTACGACTCATCTACGATAGCTGACCCACTAA